AGCATCTTCTTTTTGCAACTTGCATTGTCCACAATGTCCAAGGTTTGATTCTAAAGGGTTTTTGGATAAAAATCTAACTACAGGACATTTAGATTTTAAAAATATAGAAAAAAATTTACATTTAAAAAAGTTACCAAAACTAGAAGTTGTTACCTTTGAAGGCGACTATGGCGATCCGGCAATGAATCCTGATCTACTTAAATTTATAGATTTTTTTAAAGACTGCAAAAAGGTAGAAGTGATTACAAACGGTAGTATACGAAATAAATTATGGTTTAAAACGTTAGCTACTTACGAAAATGTTGAAACCACATTTTCGATTGACGGATTAGAAGATACAAATCATATCTATAGAATAAATTCAAATTGGAACAAAACCATGGACAATGTAAAATCATACATTGATGCAGGAGGAAATGCAGTTTGGAAAATGGTTGTATTCAAACATAATCAGCATCAGATCGAAGAAGTACGTAAACTATCACAAGATTTAGGATTTAAAAAGTTTGAGTATCAAATTTCTAATAGAAACTTTTATCAATCAAATATTTGGCCAGTATATGTTGAAGGTGAGTATCAGTATGATTTAGAAATGGCAACTCAGGAAGGTATTAAGGTAAAAACGAAAAGTCACATAGAAGCAAATAGTATTAATAGTTTTACAAGTCCTAAATGTAGCTGGATTGAAAAAGGTATAATGTATATTAATTATCTTGGTCGGCTAATGCCATGTTGTATGACATCAGGAACTACTTGGAAAAATACAATTTCTGAGAGATTGTTTAGAAAAATTATTGGAAACATTGATGATATTGATCTAAACATTAACGACATAGGCAAAATAGCACAATCAGATTTTTATCAATTTAAACTGTATAACAGTTTTTCAAGCCAAAAAACGTGTCATAACCTCTGTTTATCAAATTGCACAAAAAAAGTAATTGGATAAATATCTTTATGAAACTATTTGAATTTTACAATCACAATCAAGCAGACGAAGATTACCAAGATCAAAAGGACGATAACAGTGTTCCTGAACTAGGTGAGCTACGCAAAACCAAACTTACACTCAAGCAAATATCAAAGTTGCGTAAGATGTATGATATGCGTAATTACGAAAAAACAGAAGATCTGAAAAAAATTCAAGCACAATTTGCTCCACCTCCACCACAAATGTAGGTTAGCACAGAAAAAAATTCATTTTCTGCCCATTTTACCCTTATAAACTACTAGTTTTTTAATTTTGGCGTAAGTACTATACTGAGCCCAATACTTAGAAGGAAAATTTTCACATGAACAAATTTGAGCAACTAATTGAATTCGTTATCAACGATGACGAAAAGAATGCAAAGGCTCTTTTCCACGACATAGTGGTTGAGAAGTCAAGAGACATATACGAAGAGATTATGTCTGAAGAAGAAATTACAGAAAAGAAACAAGGTTACGACGATAGAGAAGACGAGTCAGAAGCCGCCAAAGATGGTAAAATAGCTGACAAGGATGTTTCTAAAAAAGGTCGTAGAGATGATTCAAGAGGAGACTTCGGCAAGCGTAAAGGCGATGGACCAATTGATGAATCAGAAGAATTAGGTGGATCACAGGTTGACGAACTCATTGACGAAGTCGAAGCTGAAGAGCAAGGCGTTAGAATGGAAGATGAGGAAGAAGAAATCGAAATGATCGACATCGACGTTGAAGATGACAACGGCGAAGAAGAGTTAGAAGACCGTGTAGTAAACATCGAAGACAAATTAGACGAACTAATGGGTGAATTCGAAGAACTAATGGGTCAAGTTGATGACAACACAGACGACATCGAAGGCGAGCAGGATGAAATTTCAGACATTGATAGCGATACTGACATGGAGCAGGACGAGATTGATGACATGGAAGACGAAATGGATGAGCCAATTGATGTTAACGTAGAAGTTGAAGGCTTTAATGAGAACGTAGATTTAGTTCCAGCACCAAAGCCAGTAACAACATCACCAGCTAGTAAAAGTCCAGTAGCTGCAAACTCAGGTCAAAAAGGAATGGATGCACATCCAGTAAACTTTGATGATGGTAACAAAGGCAAAGAAGGCCGCCCAACACCAAAATATGGTGACATGGATGGAACTACAAAGCCAGACGTTAAGCCAGCTCCAAAGCCTGAACTAGCACAAGCTTCTGGTGTTAACACCAAAAGTGTTATAGACTAATCTAGTTAGGAACCGAGTATATGGGACAGCTATACCTTAGAGAAGATCTTACTTTCGAAGCTGCAAAGATGCAAATCGTTGAAGGCAAAGACGGTAAGAATCTCTATATGGAGGGCATCTGCATACAAGGTGACGTGAAAAATGCTAACGAACGTGTTTATCCAGTAAGTCAAATTGCAGAAGCAGTTGATACACTTAATGAACAGATTAAAGGTGGTAATAGTGTTCTTGGCGAAGTAGATCATCCAGATGACCTCAAGATTAATTTAGACCGTGTCTGCCACATGATTGAAAGCATGTGGATGGACGGGCCTAATGGTTACGGAAAATTAAAAATTCTCCCAACTCCGATGGGCGAGCTAGTGAAAACTATGCTACAGTCAGGTGTGAGATTGGGCGTATCGAGTCGTGGATCAGGTAACGTTGATCCACATAACGGACGTGTCAGTGACTTTGAAATAGTTACTGTAGACGTGGTCGCACAACCCAGTGCTCCAAATGCTTATCCAAAAGCAATTTATGAAGGACTGATGAACATGAAACATGGACATCACATTTTAGAAATGGCTCGTGAGTCTGGGAAAGACGGCAAAATACAAAAGTACCTGAAAGACGAAGTTTCTCGTCTTATCAGAGACCTAAAAATTTAGGAGAATCGCATGTTAGATGCTATTAAACCACTACTGGATAGCGATCTTGTCAATGAGGATACTCGCCAAGCTATTGCCGAACAATGGGAAGCAAAGCTAAGTGAAGCCAAAGAGACAGTTCGTGCAGAACTTCGTGAGGAGTTTGCACAACGCTATGAGCATGATAAGACTGTGATGGTAGACGCCCTAGATAAAATGGTTACAGAAGGCTTGGCAAGTGAAATATCTGCTCTTAACGAGGAGAAGAAAGCACTTGCTGGTGATCGTGTTAAGTTTCATAACAAGATGAAAGAGAATGCTGATAAGTTTAACGGCTTTTTAGTAAAACAACTTTCAGAAGAGTTAAAAGAACTTAGAGCAGATCGTAAGGTATCAAAAACAGGTTTTGAGAAATTAGAATCATTTGTTGTTGGTGCTTTGGCTGAAGAAATCAAGGAATTTGCAAGTGACAAGAAAGACTTAGTGGAAACTAAGGTTAGACTTGTTTCAAATGCACGTCAAAAACTTGATAATCTAAAGAGCAAATTTGTAAAAGAATCTGCTAAGAAGATGGCTTCAACTGTATCTACACATCTTAAGGCTGAAATGGGTCAACTTAAAGAAGACATTAAAATTGCTCGTGAGAACAATTTTGGTCGTCGAATCTTTGAAGCATATGCAACTGAGTTTGGTGCTACACATTTAAATGAAAATGAGGAAGTACGTAAACTTAATGCAATTGTTGCTAAAAAAGATAAACAGTTGGCAGAAGCCATTGCTGTTAAAGACAAGGCGAAAGCACTTGTTGAAAGCAAAAATAACGAAATCAAAGTCATAAAGGAAGCCAATGAGCGTGATGCTACATTGGACGAGCTTCTATCTCCTCTTAATGATGAGAAGAGAGAAATTATGACTAACTTACTTGAAAACGTTCAGACATCTCGATTGAAGAACGCTTTTGAAAAATATTTGCCAGCAGTAATCAGTGAAACTAAAGGAATTAAAAAAGCCTCAAATTTAACTGAACAAACTGGTAATAAAACTGCAAAGGTTGTCGACAAAGCCACTAATGATGCTAATAGCAACGTTATTGACCTAAAACGCCTAGCAGGGCTTTAAACTAAAAAGGGAGACATTTAATGTCACAAGAACTACTAGAAAGCCGTTGGGGTGAGACCAAAGAAGCCCTCCTAGAAGGATTACAAGGTGCTCGTCGCTCAACAATGGGTGTTATCTTAGAAAATACCAAAAAACACTTAGCTGAGAACGCAACTGCGGGATCAACTTCATCAGGTAACATTGCAACTCTTAACAGAGTTATTTTACCTGTTATTCGACGTGTAATGCCAACTGTTATAGCCAATGAATTAGTTGGTGTTCAGCCTATGACTGGACCAGTCGGCCAAATCCATACACTAAGAGTACGTTATGCAGACGCAATGACTGACAACTCAGCAGCCGCTACATCAACTGCAGCAGGCGATGAGGCATTGTCACCATTCAAGATTGCAACTGCATACTCTAACAACACTGGAACTGCAACAGGTTACGGTGGAGCAAATACAGCAACTTTAGAAGGTCAAGCAGGTAACAAAATTAATGTACAGATCCTAAAGCAACCTGTAGAAGCAAAAACACGTAAGCTATCAGCACGTTGGACATTCGAAGCAGCTCAAGATGCACAAGCAATGCACGGCATCGATGTAGAAGCAGAAATCATGGCAGCATTAGCTCAAGAGATTACTGCTGAGATCGATCAAGAGATTCTTTTATCTCTACGTACATTAGCCGCAACTGAGTTCACATACAACCAGGCTGCAGTATCAGGTACTGCAACTTTCGTAGGTGACGAGCATGCCGCTTTAGCAGTGTTAATAAACAGAACAGCTAACTTAATTGCACAACGTACAAGACGTGGTGCAGGTAACTATGCAGTTGTTTCGCCAGCTTCATTAACAGTGTTACAATCAGCTACAACTTCAGCATTTGCTAGAACAACAGAAGGTACTTTTGAAGCACCAACAAACACAAAGTTTGTAGGTACATTAAACGGTACAATGAGAGTGTTCGTTGATTCATATGCAGCTGACACTCAAGCAGTATTAGTAGGATACAAAGGCGCATCAGAAACTGACGCTCCAGCATTCTACTGTCCATACGTACCGCTAATGAGTTCAGGAGTTGTACTAGATCCGTCAACATTTGAGCCAGTAGTAAGTTTCATGACTAGATATGGATATATCGAGTTATCAAACACTGCAAGTTCATTTGGTAATGCCGGTGACTATGTGGGTGAGATTGCAGTAAGCAACTTATCATTCTCATAATATAACACTTAACTTTATTAAAAATAGCACGCATTGCGTGCTATTTTTTTGACATAAATATCATTGCACAATAATGTGTTTATGCGGACACCAACCGCGTACCCGTTAGAACGGGAACTTTATAAGGAGAAAACAAATGGGAAGACCGTTAAAAATAAAAATATCTGATACACAGGATGCAGGATTTAACAACCCTGGTGATGACGTTGCAGGTAGAACACCAGCCGGAGAATTATTCTACGGCGTAGTTGGTGGAGACGTAGCAACTAGTGATTATACATTTCCAGTGGTTAGTACAAGAATTAGACCAACTGGTGGTAGTATTACTGCCGAAGGCGAAGGTTTTATTGTACGTCAAAAAGGAGCTTCAAAGTATTTGGTCTCAAGATTGGATGCCAGTGCAATTGATCCTGCTAACGCAGTGGTTGGTTCACAAATAAGAATTGTAAGCGTTGGCGATACTGATTGGGCCGCAATGGGTGCTGGTGAAGGTACGATTGCAGTAGGTAAAATTTTTACTGTTGTTGCTGCCGCTGGTGCTGGTACTTCGGGTACTGCTGCTGAGTGCGGAATATGCACATTAGCAAACGAGGCAGATGCTGCATTGTCCACAGGAAGTATGACAGTAACTTACACTGATGTAGGATCAAGTGCAGTTCGTCTTAAGCGTTTTAGCAACAAACATGGCATACCTTTTTCGGGTAATCCAGTGTTGTTAAACTTCTTTAACATACTAGATGACACAGTTAAGATTGGTGGATCTGGATCGGCTGCATCACCTGCAACACGTGATTTAGTACAAGTTGAGAATCCTTCATTGGGTTAATAGATAGTTTTTAACTAACCAAACCCTCATTGTATTAAGTACAGTGAGGGTTTTTTATGAGTGCAGCTTTTATATTAGGCAATGGAAAAAGCAGACTAAGTGTTGATTTATCAAAATTATCACCTATAGGATCTACCTATGGATGTAACTGGCTTTGTAAAGATTTTGCACCAGACTGTCTTGTAGCAACAGACAGACCAATAGCTGATGCTATTCAACAAAGTGGATATGCAAAAACTCATAGATTTCATACACGTAAACCTATTGTAGAACTAGGCGGAAAAAGTTTACATAACCAGTATAAAGGATTTAGCAGTGGACCAAACTGTGCGGCTCTTGCCTGTATTGATGGGCACACCGACATCTATCTTATAGGTATGGATCTTGGAACTACCAATGGCATGTTCAACAATGTGTATGTAGATCAACAGTTTTACAAAAAAGAACTAGATCCACCTACGTTTCCAGGAAACTGGGTAAACCAACTTGTAACACTAATTACAGAAGATTTTAAGGACAGACGATTTTATAGAGTAGAAGGCGTAGAAAGTGCTTTTGTAAAGCAGTTTAGTAAAATAGATAACCTCAAAATTTTATCAATGGAGAGCTTTATTGAAATGGTAAATACTGCTAGAGGTCCATTATGAATACAAAGAAACGAATCGACGGCGATTACTATATTGAAACCATAAATGATGGTGACAGGGTTATTATTCAAACCACTGCTATGGCAGTTACTGGTAACTTAGAAGTCAGTGGAAATTTAACTTATATTAACACTGAACAACTTGATGTAAAAGATCCTTTTATATTGCTGAATGATAGTAATACTGCAACATACTCATCAAACTCTGGTATTATCACGCATAAAACCGCTTCCAGTTATGCTGGTTTGAGATTTAACACCACAGACAGTCGATGGGAAATAAGCACATCTACTGATACTGACGGAACCTCGGGTACCTGGAATGAAATTGGAACTGCGTCCGCTGGTAGTGTTGCTGGAGCAAACACACAAGTCCAGTTTAACAATGAAGGAAGTTTTGGTGCAAGTGCAAATTTAACATTTACAGATACCAATCAGTTAAATATTGCAGGAAATGTAAATTTAACCACGGGTTTACAACTAGCAGATAGCTCAGCACCAGGATCTGTTGCAAATACAACAGTCTTATATGGAAACGTGTCAGGCAGTGGCGGAACAGGTCTTTATTTTGTTGATGGATCAACTGCAGACGAATTGGTAAGCAAAAGCAAAGCAATTGTTTTTGGAATTATATTTTAAGGAACTAAAATGGCAATACAAACCGTAAACGTTACAAACTCTGCAACAACAGTTTATACAAGTACAAATAATACTGCAATTACCTACCTTGCACTAACAAATGCAACAGCAGCTGCAGTAGCCGTTGATATACATATTATACCAAGCGGAGATAGTCTTGGTAACATAAACTTAGTTGCAAAAACTCTTGACATAGCAGCCACTGATACCTATCAACTGTACTCAGGAGGTGAAAA